TATGTGAATGCTATTGTTACAGCAAACGCTACATCCGCAAACTCAGTAATCAATACTAGAATTACTGCTAATGCCGCATCTACAAATGCTTATGTAAATTCGGTTGTTACCTCAAATTTAGTTAGCATTACCGATGATACAACTACTGCAACAGCACATTATCCATTATTGGGAATCGTGACAACTGGTGCTCTTACTGTAGCAAATACATCAAGTACCAAATTAACTTATGTTCCATCTACCGGAACATTGAGTGCTACCTCATTTACTGGATCAGGTTCAGGTCTGAGTGCATTGGGTACGTCAACATCATATCAAGTGGGATCATTTGGTGTTGGAACTGCTGCATCAGGAGTTAGTGGTGAAATTAGAGCAACAAATAACGTTACTGCATTTTATTCCTCAGATATAGCACTAAAACAAAATATTCAAAATATACAGAATGCTCTCGATGCCGTGGAAAAAATTGGAGGTAAGACGTTTGAATGGACAGATGACTATATTGACTCTAAAGGTGGTGCAGATGGATATTTTGTAAGAAAAGAAGATTTTGGTGTTATTGCTCAAGATGTTTTAGAAGTATTTCCATTAGCAGTTCGTGAAAGAGGAGATAAACTTCTTGCTGTTGACTATGAAAAATTAGTTGCTTTGGCATTTGCAGCAATCAAAGAATTAAAACAAGAAAACGAAAATCTACAAGATCAACTTGATGAGTTAAAACAAAAAATCAAGTAAGGCATAAATATACCATCATAGGAGAATGTTATGCCGGCAATTACAAATAGACAATCATTTAAGGAATACTGCCTAAGAAGATTAGGTTTTCCTGTTATCGACATCAACGTTGATGATGACCAAGTTGAAGATCGTGTAGATGATTCTTTACAGTTCTATCAAGACTATCATTTTGATGGCACTCAAAAAGTATACTACATCAAAAGACTAGATCAAACAGATTTAGACAATCGGTATATCAATCTCGATCCTGCCGTAACTATTGACACTGGTAACAATCAAATTGAGATTATTGGTGTCACTCGAATATTCCCTATCAGAGATTCTCAAGCAACTGTTAATATGTTTGACTTGAGATATCAATTACGTTTAAATGAGTTGTACGACTTCACATCTGCGTCATACATCAATTATACAATGACACAACAACACCTGCGTTCATTAGAAATCATGTTCACTGGTGAGGTTCCTATTCGATATTCAAGACATCAGAGAAAATTATTCGTAGATTGGAATTGGGGAAGTGCTGCTGCACCATTAGGTACTGTTGCCATTCTTGAATGTTTTGCTATTGTTGATCCAGAACAATATAATAATGTATGGAATGATCGTTGGTTAAAAGAATACGCAACATCATAAATCAAATCACAGTGGGGAAGCAATCTTAAAAAGTTTGGTGACATTCAACTACCAGGTGGTGTCGTATTGAATGGTCAAAAAATCTTTGATGAAGCAGAGGCGGAAATTAAAGACTTAGAAGAAGAAATGCAAAGTAAGTATGAAATTCCTGTTGACTTCTATTTGAATTAATATGCCAACAAGTACCTATTTTAATTTCTATAAGAATAGATCAGAACAAAATCTTATTGAAGATTTAATGGTTGAGTCCATTAAACAATATGGATTCGATGGGTACTATATTCCAATGGAAAACGAAGCAGCAAGAGATTTGTTGTTTGGTGATGACCCATTAAAGAAATTCAAAAATGCATGGCCATTAGAATTGTATTTGTCTAATCCAACTGGCGATTTGGGTGAACAAGAATTTTTTTCTAAATTTGGTTTAGAGATTAGAAACGTCAGCAATGTTATTTTGTCAAAAAGAACATTCTCTCAAATGTTACCACAAGGTTTGTATGAACGACCAAGAGAAGGTGATTTAATATACATTCCATTTAGTGGCGGTCAAGGTGATTTGTTTGAAATTAAATTTGTAAATGCAAACAAAGATAACTTCATATTAGGAAGAAAGAATCCATATTTCTACGAATTGTCGTTAGAGAACTTCAAATATTCACAAGAACTCATCGATACTGGTATACCAGATATTGACGTTGTTGCTGGCGATGCATACACATTGACATTCTTAATGGATGTATCTTCAGGTTACGGTGATTACTTGTTTAGAGAAGTGGTATATCAAGGAACTGATGTTGCTAATGCCACATCGAGAGCAGTTGTGACTTCGTGGACAATATCACAAGAATTTGATAATACCGGAATATTGCAAGTATCAAATATTTTTGGAGAATTCACTAACGGGTTTGATATTATTGGTGACACCACAAAAGCACATTATAGATTAGTCAATTATGATCCAATATTAGATCAACAATATCGTGAAGTATATGATAATAAAGTTATTCAAAATGAAGCAAATACTGTTGTTAATTTTAGTGAATCAAATCCATTTGGAAGTCATGTGTAATGGCAGCAATTCAATATAACGCAATCATACGAAAACTAGTTATTGGATTTGGTAATTTATTTAACCAGATTCAAATTGCTAGGTTTGAAAGTGATGGAACAGAAGCAGAACGATTCCTTGTTCCTATCGCATATGCTGGTAAAGAAAATTACCTATTAAGACTGCAAGGTGATCCTGATTTGTACAAAAAGGTACAAATTACATTACCAACAATGTCATTTGAAATGACAGGTATGAAATATGATGCATCTAGAAAACAAACAACAAACTTTAAAAATTTCTCAAATTTAAATGGTCAAACAATTGCACAGTACAATCCTGTACCGTATGATTTCGAATTTCAGTTGTATGTTTATGTAAGAAATACAGAAGATGGTACGCAAATTGTAGAAAGAATTGTTCCATATTTTACTCCGGATTATACAATAAAATTAAATTTGATTCCTGAAATGGGAGTCACAAAAGAAGTGCCTATTGTATTGAATGATATATCTCAAGATGTTCAGTACGAAGGAGATATGACATCAAAGACAAGACTTATTGTTTGGACATTAAGTTTTACTGTCAAAGGATTCTTGTATGGTCCACATTCAGAAATAGGTAAGATTATTAAAACAGTGATTACGAATATTCTTGATGATTCTAATCAAGGAGTATACTCGTTAGTTGCACATATGGATACAGGAGTAGGTAACTATCAAGAAGGTGAACATGTATATCAAGGTGCATCAGGTGATTTATCGTCGGCGACAGCAATAGTTATTGGTTGGAATCCAGACACAAATAAACTCATACTGAAAAATTTGCATGGCAACTTTATGGTTAGTCATCCAATTATTGGAAAAAACACAGGAACAACAAGAACATTTGGATCATACATAATTCAACCAATAGAAGTAGCAAAAGTTACTGTTAGACCTAATCCATTTACTGCAAATGTTAATGATCCGTATACTTACACAACAACAATACAAGAAATTCCAAACATAACACCTACTGTCCCACCTGTTCTGCATTTAGGTGATGACAATCCTGCTAATGCTGCTGAACCTAATTCAAGTGCATGGGTGTTGATTGATGGTCCTTATTATAATGTAACTGGAGATCCAACATCAGGATTTATTGATGGTTACAGTTGGCGTAAAATGGCACCAAATGGAAATAATGCATTTAATAAAATGACATATAATTATGGTACAGATCATATATACTGGAATGGATCTAATTGGGTATATGAAAGCGACCTTAGAGGCATAGTAGCAACTGGTATAAATGGACAGTGGCCGTGGGAATCAACATGGACAGATGATTATAAGGCAGCAAAAATTATAGGCAGTTATAACAAATCAACTAACTATCCGGCAGTGCCGTAATAAAAAAAGAAAAAGAAATGACAACAATAACAGGTGGTTTAAAAATAACAGGTGGATTAAGAATTACCAAACCAGGAATAGGTAGCGATAATAAAGCCAATCAATTCGAGCCTAACGCAACTGCATGGGTGTTAATGGATGGTCCATTATATAATACGTTAGGGTATCCACCAAGCGGATTTTCAGGTGGTCAAAGTTGGAGAAAAATGGCACCAGCAGGTACAACTAATGATAAAACAGATTACATATATGGCGACGAACGTGTATATTGGGAT